CCGAAGCCAGAGATGTATTTACGGAAAGGCACATACTGGCCAAGGGTTTGACCGATGGTTGTAACATCAATTTCAGCTCGTGAAATTTCCAGGCTCCAGTCACGAACTTCTGCCACAACTGCGTAGCTGGCGTAGAAGACTTCAAACTTATTGGGCGCAGCAACGGTGCCATCATCAGTGAGGTCAACTTCGGCACCGCCAGCAGATGCAGAGAACGTCAGCACGCCAGTGCTAGTGCTGTAAGTAAGCACGTAGTAGGTGGTAGCGGCGGAAAGAGGAGAAGGCAGGGTTCCAGTTCCAACGGCACCGCTCTGGGTGTTGCGGAAGTTGAACTTGATGGGGTCGCCAGCCTTGAAGTTGAAGTTGGGGCCAACGTTAATTTCACTGGTGCCAACACCAGTCGTAACGTCGGACTCACCAAAGGTTGCTTGAGTGCCCGCAGGCTTGTAGTAAAAGGCGCCAGAAACGCCGGACAGAACGGTTGCCATGACAAGAAGGGGGTAGTGGCTTGTGTGGGCACTGCCCAGCTAGATACAGGTTAGCGATTACTTGACGCTTGCCTGCCAGCCGGTATCAATGCGCCCAATGAAATGAGGTGAGTTTTCTGGCGACTGAAAAGATGGCCCAGTAATTGCGCCCGTTCTCACATAAGTTGTAGTCGATGTTTTGTTCGTAGCATTCAAAGTATCAAGTGTCTGTTTTGCAAGCTGAATCAACTGCTGACAACGCGCTGGCCCAGCGCTCTTCGGGGCGAAGCAACGAATGATCAATGCACCTCTGGCGTAATCGAGTGAACCATCAAGTGTTGATTCAGTTGTTAGCCCAAACGTTACATTGATTCGCACATATTCATTTGGCGGGTCAGGCGGGACTGCAGTGATATTGTCAAAATACACGGGAACAGGCGGCACTTGCGTGTTGTAAGCGGTGAGCAATGGGGCTTCAATTTTGGCGCGGATGGACTGGTAGTTCATTAAAACGACTCCTTAAAACCAATGCTCACGCCACGGCCAAGATCTTTTTTCAAGGCACCGCCCTCCGTGTAGGTGTAATACCAGTCAGGCTCAGCGGTAATCATTGCGTTTGGCTTCTCATTGCTATGCCACATTGATACATCGTAGCGAAGCGATGGCTCCTGCTCTCCGTCTGCATCCATTGGACGAAAACCAAATTCAATTGGATCCTTGAGAGGATCGCTGTCGTTGGGATGAGTGTAAATAGCAAGGTCTTGGTCAATTGCAATTCCTGCATGAGGAGCGCTATTAACCACCTGAAAACTAGACCTTCCACTGTTGAGCGCCTTCTCATATCTGGAAAGGGGGAAGTTTCTTTTTGTGTAGCGATAAATTCTTCCCTTGTCTCTTGGTGGCGCGCCAGACTGACCTTCGACCACTACATCCCAAGACGCAGAAAATTCGCCACTCCAAGCAGGGCCAGCATCAACTAAGCCATTCGTAATTTCAACAGCGGCGCCCTGAATTCCCTTTGCAATCGCTCTATTAATGCCCTGCATCAAGTCTTTTGCTATACCCTTCTCAAGTCCACCACCTCTAAACTTTGCCATATCAACTCAACCTCGCAACAACTGAGTGCATAATAGCGTTATCACCCCTGTACGAAACAGTTCCATAATCTATGTTGGGAAATGCAATAATTCTTGCGGTTCTTTGTACGCCATTTTGCGTGTAACGAATTGAGTCGGTAATCTGCGGATAATAACCAGAAAGGGAGCTTGCTGCTATCAAAATTCTTACGTCAGTATGCTGTATGTCACCCTGTACTTCCCTTGGCTTCAAAGAAGAAATAACTATTCTGACGGCAATCTCAACGGAGTACCCCGAAACGGTACCAGTCTCGGGGTTGTACGTTTGATTTTGACTTGCTTTGATGTACGTCGCATCAATCCCAAACTGATCAATCAGCGGGGCGGGGATAGATGCAAAAATGTCATCGACAAGTGACATGATTCATCACAACGGATTGCTGTACCAGCCGCCAGTAGCAGGGAAAACCTGTCCACCGGCGAAACGAATGCGATTGGGACGGAATGCACCGGAGCCGTAGTAAGGATCAATACGAGCAGTGCTTGTACGACTCACATGCGGTTGGTGGAAACTTGCATCAATCATGTAGCGATACAAAATATCCATGGCAAACGGCGGGATATAATCAATTCCCGTCTGCGGAATGTCGCCTTGCTTGAACTTAACACGCAGCGCCCCATCGCCAAGCTCGACCTCTTCGTATTGATTAGTGCTGCGCAGTGATGATCCACCATCGCCAGCCGTCACAGACGTATAGCCACCATCACTTCCAAGAAAAGCGGCGACATAGGCGACGGCAATTTCAAAGTCGATCGGCAGCTCATCTGTTGCAAGCTGTCTGCCATCAACTTTGATCAAACGCGGCCAACTCAAAGACTGTGAAGCATCGGCGACGTACCCCTTCCACTTCAAGGGATTGATCGTCATCGTCGCTGCAACAAGCGATTGCTCTTTCTGTGTATCAGTAAAAGCAAGCCATGCTGTGATACCAGAACTCACAGGAAGTTCACCGAGAAGCGTGGTGGCCCTCGCAACACTGATGAAGGAGTTGGCGTTAGCAGCTCCCAAAGTCGATACGAAGGCCATCGTGACGCCTCTCTAGGGCTCAGCCCTTAGCAGTAGTGGTCTTGGTCTTAGCGCTGGCAGTAGAAGCCTTGGGCGCAGGTGCAGGGCAAGCAACAGGGGCCTCCTCGGCGGGGGCTTCAGCAGGTGCCTTGGCCTCAACCTTCAGTTTCGCCTCTTCTTGCTCGCGTGCAAGACGAAAAGTAGTAATCGACATGACGGTTACTTGATAGAGAAAAGCCCCTCCGAAGAGGGGCTGCGACTACAGCAGCAATCAGATGTAGCAGCGGAGCTGCGTGATCCGAATGTTGCGATTGTCAGTGAACACCTTGCTCCAGTTGGTGCCAGTAGCAAGCTCAGCATTGCTGGGCGAGTTGCCAGCAGGAGTACCACCCCAGCTGATGCCATTCGGATGCACCAGATAGTGAGTCCGGTTGATCAGGTAGTCGATACCCTTCAGGGAATCGCGGTCGGTCTCCAGAGGAGTCTTGGCAGGAGCAGTTGCAAAAGCAAATGCACCAGGGCCAAAGAAGTAGGTGTGCAACACGTCAGCACCACCAGTACCGGCGCCAGCATCAACAGGCAGGGTGTCGTCAACGAACACCGGGCGACCCAGATAGGTGCCCAGCTCAAGGCGTTGAGTAGACAGGCGAGTGTCGAGCTGAGAAGTGGTAGAAGCAGGCTCGATCAGATCAAGCTTCATCAGCGCGTAATACACCCGAGAGTGCATCAGCACGCCGGTCAGCTCTTGACCTGCATCACCCAGCTTGGCGATGGCGTCCACCATCACACTCTGAGAGAGTTGAGTGCTGGTGCCACCAACAGCGTGAGAAGAGACCAGCGGACCACCAGTGGCGAACAGGCCCTTGATCACGGAGATCAGCGAGGTCTGCATGTCACGCACCCAGTACTGACCAGTGCGACGAGCAATGGCCTGCATGGGGTCAGAGCCAGCCAGTTCACCAGCCAGATCAGAAGCCTTCCAAGCCTTACCACGCATGTTGCGCACGCCAGTCTGCACATCACCAGCCAGGGTGGCGGCGGTCAGACCAGTGGTGTCATCAAGGATCTCGGAATCACCCGACAGATCACCGAAGAAAGGCAGGTCGATGGTCTTGCCACCTTTGGCAAACTCAGCCTGGATGGCAGAGTTCGTGACCATCAGGCCGGAAGTGACCAGAGCATTGCGGTTTTGCAGCTCTTCCTGCTGGTATTCCAGGAAAAGCTGAGGAATAAAAGGAATGCCAGCGAGAAGCATTGTCTTTGCCTCAAAGAAGAGAAGAAAACGAACGAGTTGCCCGCAGCACTGCTGTCAGGCGAGTTGAAAAAGCTTGTGTCGGTACAACCGCACTGCGCGAGCGCTTGGCTCGACTTCACGAGGCACGGCCTCTAACACTGAAATACTAGCGCTTCTCCTTAGTGGCAGGCTTGCGTTTCTTTTTGGGGGGCATACCACTTTCGCTAGCGGCAATCGCCATCGCCTGAGCGCGACTTGTCACCTTGCGCCCAGAGGAAGACTTGAGCTTGCCTTCTTCAAATTCACGCATTACATAAGCGAATTTAGCTTGTCGTCTGCTCGGTTTTTTCATAAAGGGTACGGCAGGGGGGGTGCTCTAGTACATGCTAAAAATCCCGGCCACGCCTAGTCTTTTCTTGCATCGCAGGCGAACAGTGTCAGAAAGACGCACATGGGATTCGCCCGTGCGCGAGCCCTGGAATCCCATCATTCATCATCTGCTGAAAGCTGTAGATACACACAATCGACTTTATTTTCAAACTTGCGACGAATGGCATCTTGAAAAAGCTAGAGAGATGCGTGCCTATGTTGTTGAGCTTAAGGATTGGATTAAAAGTCAGGAGTGAATTGCTTATCTACCATTTAACTTTATCCGCCCAATAAGCAGCGCTCATTTTTCCCTTGGCGATATTGTCAGCATGTCTTGCCTTAAAAGAACGTTGACGAGCTTTTTCTTTTTCAGTTTTAGGCTTGCTTCCTGCACCCGAAACACCCTGCTGCCCAAAGCGAATTAACTTAACTTGGTCTCCGCTTTTCGCAAGAACAGCGTGCGACTTGGTGGGATGATTTGGTGTTCTTTTCGGCTTATTGTAGCCCTCGAAAGTTTCTCCACGATATGTGATTGACATTTTACAAAAGCAGCTATTCGTACTGTAGCAATAAAAAAGACCCCCGAAGGGGTCTCACCCGTCAACCACTCACAGGTTACATGCTCTGAAGAGCACGCCCCAGCACAGGATCAAGCTTACCCGCAATGCGAGCCTCGGAGATCAAGCGCTTTGCCTTGTCTGGGTCTTTCTGCAGAATTTCTGCGGCCTTAGTAGCATTCAAAGAATCTTTGCTGAAGGGATTATTTGAATAAGAAGGCGTAGCGGAACGATTTGTCGTCATACCCGACCCAGTTGCGCCACTTCCTGCAAAGTAAACGGAGAACTCCTCGTCTTCACGAAGGCGAGAAACAGCGTCACGAAGAGATACTGGATCATCTTCTGATCCATACACGACAGTGCTTTCGTCATCAAGAAGACGGAACTTTTCTTTGAGTAACTTGTAAAGATGCGACGGACGACGACATTCGACTTTTGACAGCTCATCAGTCACAAAACGCTCAAGCTTGTTCTCACGGCGCTTCTCGCGCTCTTGATTGCGCTCGTTTTCAAGTGACTCATTCACCTTGCGCAGGTCAGCAAGCTCCTTGCGAAGCGAAGTGAACTGGGCCTTCAAAGCCTCGTTCATCGCGTCAGAAGGGGTCTCCTGCTGCCTTGCGGGAGTCTGCTGCTCTTGTTCTACAGGGTCGCTCTCCGGCTTTCTGGCAAGCCCAGCAATGCGCTCAGCGATAGCCTCTTCGTCAAGGTCATCGGTCAGCTCGATGCCAGCAACCTTCAAAAAGCTGTCAATCGTCTTCTTCTTCCTGAGATCCTTAAGCAGTCCCTCCTTTGTCGCCTTGAGCTTGGTACTTTCGTTTTCCAGCTCGCCTGTCTTCTTTTGAAGCGCTTGGATCAATGCAAGAGCGTCTTCAAGAGTTTCTGGGGTGTGCTCGGTCACGCAAAATCATCTGTTGACTCGTTAAATAGTAGCACCATCTGCTTCGTTTACCTCAACAGAAGTCTCGCGGAGTTCAGAGTCAAGTCCCTCACTGAGCGGGGAGCTGTTATCCACAGGAACCTGCCCACGATTTACCATCTGGCCGCCACCAGCGCCAACACCGAGCTGCTGAGCGGTTTCGGTTCCGTCAAGATTCATGTCGCTAAGCAGATTCTTAACACTAAAATCGGGCAACCCTTCAAACATTTCACCCGCTTCAAGCATACGCAAGAACATTTCAATCGTAATTGCGTTACTGTCTTTGAACAAAGAGCTGAGCGCCATTACTTGCTGAGAATGCAGCTTGACAGGGATAAAGTTTTTGCTAATCATTACACGCACTTCAGGAATTGAGCGATAGGCGGACGCATAGAGCAATGCACGATTCAGTGCATCTTCAAGTCCCTGCACGAGCACGGCGAGCTGAGAATCGCTCTGAGAGCGATCCAGAAGCTTCGCAAAGCCTGACTCGGCCTGGGTTTTGCTGGTAGTCATGGCAACGGCAGCGAGGCGCTCCATAGCCGCTTCCACGCGACGCAAATTCTCCAGCGTCACCGACGCGCCCTCCATCGAAGCGCTCATCAGGTTGAATTTCGCGTCAGGATTCTGCGAGAATAAAGCACGCCCAGCACCCGCCTTAATCTCATCGTCAGGACGCACACCCGTACCCGTAAGGATCGGCGAGGAAGTCAAGTGAATTGTTTCTGCAAGATCAGCAGATACACTCCAATGATGCAGGTTAAGACGTGCGATGTCAAAAAGAAGTGGGCGAGCGCGGAAAAATGCTTCTTTTTTGCCCCCAAGTACAGGGACGAACGGGATGAACGGAATTGAAAGATATGTAGTTTCCTCTAGAATGTATTTATCTACATTGCTTGTATTGTTGCGCTTTGTGTAGAGACGGCAACGCACCCGCTGCCCTTCAATTGCAGGTTCAACTTCGTCAGAAAGCTGAGAAACATCGTTATTTGCAAGATTCACGATGTCATATACGCGCACTGCGGGGATAACTTCTTCAAAAAATTCGTTCTCTTCGCTTTGACGACGTACTTCCGTCTTGACGCGCAAATAAGTAGGAAACGCACCAAAAATATTCTGCGCCCCGATCTGTGCGTTGAACACGTCATAGCGACACTCAAGCACCTGATCCATGCGCATCAGCACGAAGTAGGGGCGTGGGTTGATACGACGCTCCTCAGCAGCACTCAGACCTTCAGGGAGCTTGGGGTATTCGACCCAAATTGCAGAAACGCCCCCGTCAAGAGCATCTGTAAACACTTCTTTAGTGAAAGAAGCAAGCGAATGTCCCTCAAGATCGACGTCTTCAAAGAAATTGCTCCACTCTGAGGGAACGCTCTCTGGCACAGACACTCCTTTGCGAAGCGCCGTCCCGACCACGAGATCTCTTAGGTGCGAGTAATAGTTCTGAAAGCTACTTTGTGCGCGTGTTTTGCGTACTTCATAGCTCTTCTCTTCT